TTATTTCGTATTTCTTTTGTGTGCTATCAAGATAAGAAGTGATATCTTTAAGCATTCCAATTTCAAATTTTCCAGATGGAGTTATACAATATAATCTTTTTTGTATATATGGTGCATTTCTTCGGTAAGACGGATTAGCCATTGAAAACTTCTCTCTTATCAGGGCAAGTGTAGTTGCATCAGCATTAAGCTGACCACTTTTTCCGTTGGGAGAAGTTTCTAAAGTTATCATGTGGTTTCTAATTTTGTAATTTCTGTAATATTACGAATATCATAGGTAATACTTGAAAATACTTTTTCTACCTTTTCTAGATATTCAATTAATAAATCAACATCTTCTATTTCTTCGTTTATTTTTTTAATAGTATCAGATGCTTCAACTTTTTCCTTAATAGATGCCTTCGGAACACCTGTTGGTATACCTCCGCTTTCTAATTGTTTAAGAACGCTTTCCTTTAATTCTTTTTTTCTCTTTTCTAATCTATTCTTATTTCTTTTCTGCTCCATTAAACGAGCAATCCACTTATGCTTAAGTGCAGGAGCACGTAACTGACGATCCATCAGATTAATTTGATCAATCTGCAAATCTTCTTTAATTTCTTCCTGAAATTTATCAAATAGCTCCATAAGTATTAATTAATATAACATATTATGAATGGATTGCAAATTATAATTAAAAATGTTTTAGAAGAAATGGCATTTAATACAGCTGGTCAAGGTGGAGCACTTGGCACTTCTTCTGGAACACCATCTCAATTCAGTGGTAATAGCGTATGGAATCCTAATGATAATAGGTTGGCTCAAGGCTTGGGTGCTAGTTTTCCTGTAGCGGATGATAAAAAACGCAGAAGTAAAAAGGGTAAAAAAGGTAAAGCTAAGAAAAATGTATCCAATCCAACTGTTATAAGAAGAAATTTACCTAGAAACTCAATGTAATGGATACAGGACACTGGATCTTAAATGAATCTGTTGAAATAACAGAAGAAACTTTTGGCTTTATATACGAAATAACAAATACTGTTACCAATAAAAAATATATTGGTAAAAAACAATGTCATTCTCGTATTAAAAGAAAACCATTAAAGGGTAAAAAGCGAAATAGAATAGATTCAAAAGAATCGGATTGGAAAACATATACTAGTTCATCTAACGAACTTATCGAAGATATTAAAAAATATGGAAAGGATAAGTTTGTTTTTAAAATGTTAAGAACTTGCGATTCTAAATGGGCATTAGCTTACTTTGAAGCAAAGGAACAAATGGAAAAGGATGTTTTATTCAGAAAAGATTATTATAACGGTATTTTAAACCTAAGAATTGGCAAAGCACCAAAACAAGAGCTAGAAAAATACGGTATTTTAGACTAAATATTAGACAATGGACTCTAGATGTATATATTGCGCTTCAAAATATTATGGCAGACCCTGCCTTTATAGTCCAACTAAAACCCATGTTCACTTTGATGCGCCAAATAAATGTATTTTCTGTGGTTCAAAGGTAACAGGAACAGGCTGTCCATATAATCCATATGGTAAGGTTCATATTAAAGGTCCTGAATTCCTTGCAAACGTCAAAGAACAAGTAGAGAAGTCTACAATTTTAAGTTACCTTTACGAGAACATCTCAAAGTTGAATCCAACTCCTATAATTTCACCCCTAAATCGTTTTTATAAAAGATTGGCTGGAATCCTTGCAAATGCTGGTGAACCATTACTAGAGGCACTACAGCTTCAACAAACCCCAACATACGAAAAACTCTCAAGAGAACAGAATGTTTTGGCTTTTGAACTCAAGGAAAGACTTAAAAAACAGTATAAAGACATAAATGAGAGTGTAAAGTATGCAAATACTGCTTTACCGCAGGAAATTGTTGAAGATATTCTATTAGACATCATTATTGGAAATAATAAAGATAAGTAATAGTAGAAACAAGAGTTAGATATAAAAGGTACGAACTTTTATATCAACCTGAACAACATAGGCTGTCCTCTTGTATCTATTATATTTATGAACAACGAAAATAAAATACCAGTAAATAGAAAAGAATATCTAAAACAATACTATTTAAAAAATTCTTTAAAACTTAAAAATAAAAGAAAAGAATATTATTATAATAATATTGAAAGTATTAAAAAAAGTACAAAAGAATATACTTTAAAAAATATTGAAAAAATTAAAGAATACAAAAAAACATATAATGCGTCAAATAGTGATAAAATTAAAAAATATCATAAAAAATATCGTTTAAAAAATTTAATTAAAATTAAAAATTATTATAAAAATAATAAAGAAAAAATTCTTGAGCAGAAAAAACAATATCAAAAATATAAAAGAAATACTGACCCACAATATAATTTAATAAGAAAATTAAGAATTAGGTTAAATAAGGCATTAAAGGCACAATCTACTAGAAAATGTTATAAAACCATAGACTTATTAGGAATAGATATAGGTGAATTAAAACTTTATTTAGAATCCAAATTTAAAAAGGATATGACTTGGGAAAATTAAGGATACAAAGGTTGGCATATAGATCATATTAAACCTTGTTCTTCTTTCGATTTAACCAAATTAGAACAACAAAAAGAATGTTTTCACTATACAAATCTTCAACCTCTTTGGTGGTGGGAAAATCTAAAAAAATCAGATAAAGTTATTATTGAAGATTGATATAATTATGTTATCCTAATAAGGATGAGAACCTCTAAAGAGTACTTTTGTTATTATATCAAAGATAATGTCCTTATCTTTGATGTTTTTGATTATATTGAAGAATTAGCAGCAGATTATGTTGATTATGCCCATGAATGGGGATTTGTCAAAGAAGATAAGGTTTCTGATAAGAAATTAAGAATCAAAGAGTTTATTCAATTGTGGATTTCAGATGCTGTAATTAGCATAAATGATAAAGCAAGCAAATCAAAATGTAAAATTCTATGTTTTTATAGAGAAAAACAAGATTTGAATGTATGGTCTTCGTTTTTTACTGAACCTTTTAATTTTATTTCAATAGCAAAAAAACAATTAAAACAAAGATTGCCTAATTTTATTGAACACCAAAGCGAAACCCCTATGTTTCAGACACTTAAGGGTACTTTTAACCATATTCCTTGTATTATACCTACAGGAGAAGATGAAGAATTTTTAACAAAAGTTAAAAAAAGATTGAAAACCCCTATTGACAAGTGCAACTCAATTGGGTAAAATAGGATGTCGTCCTTTTTAACCCCTTATAGTTCTTTTAAGTTATATATTATTAATTCTAATACTTAAAGTACTTTAATATACTATAATACTTTAATTATTTCTTGGCAAAATTTGACTTTTGCAATTTCTGCGTTAAATTTCATATATGACCAGATTTGAAATGAGAATGGATGAAGTAGTAAATGCATTGGAGCGTATAGCAAATGCATTGGAAGAACAAAATAAACCTAAAGGTTTGGCAAACCATTGGAGCCGTAGTGGATTAGCAGATTGTTACAGTAAGCACGAAATACCTTTACCAACAGCAAATAATACTCCAGTAACTGCATCGCATGATGGAGATATTTTATACAAACCAATTGATAAACCAAATTGGTATAACATTAAAGATGATCCTTATTACAAAAATAAGGATTTAGAGAATGGTCTTTACGACTAATTGCCTCTTGAAAAATAAACTAAACAAATTAAATAATTTAAAATTATGAGAAAATTATTTATATTCTTAACATTATTACTTGTTTCTTGTACCGTTTATACGGAAAAGCAGTCAGAAGCACTCAGTCAAAATGTTTATGCAACCAATGATTCGGTAAACAAAGGTCGAGTTGATCTTGCTTATTATTATTCTGATCAAACTACTCGGTTGGTTAAAATTCCAAAACATAGAATTCAAATTCAATCTGTTTATGAAGCAGGTGATGTTGTAAAGGATACAAAGGCTGGTAATAAAACTCGTGTTGTTCTTGTACCTAAAGAATTTCAAGATAGTAAAGTAGTTGTTGTTGACTCAAACGAATATGATAATCTTATAAAAGACAGAGCAACAAAAGAACAACTCGCAAAGGATAATATTAACTTTATAAAAGCCAAAGATAATACCGATAAAGAAATTGCAAAACAAAAAGACATGAACGACAAGATGGTTAATGATTTGAACAATTATAAAACTCTTGTAGTAAAAAAGGATTTGGCTATCCTTTGGAGAAATTGTGTTATCGTAGGATTGATGGCATTGATTGCTCTTTATTTCTATCTTAAAGCTAACGGATTATTCTTTTTATGACAACATTAACGCAAGTAACATCAGCAGTTGAAACCGAAATCCCTGTAATTAAAAAAGAAGTTGTAAAGGATGCAAACTTACTCGTTTTATGGATTAAAACAAATCCATTCAAAGCAGTATTTTTGTTAGGTTTTATTGTTGGGTTTATTCTAGGTACTTTAATATAAGTTATTCGAAATTTTCGAATAAGTAGCTATATGTGGCAAAACATTGTCAATATAGCTCAAACTGCAACTGCTTTTCTTACTAATGGAAAAGCACCACCTAACACTCCGCCTAGGTTAGAACAACAGATGGAAGACGTTAACCATATGGCTTCCAAGAAGTTTTTTATTATAATGACTTCATTGGCAATAATAGTAACAATGTTTTTTGTTGCTGTTGCTATATTGTTTTTTATTCCAAAGGATCATGATATAGTTATTACTACCTATGCAACAATTTTTACAAAGATCATGGAGCAGATTGCGCTTGTTATATCTGTTTATTTGGGTGCTCAAGGACTCGTTGATCTTAAATACAATAGTTCATCAAGCGTAGGAGTTCAAGGCATAGCTCAGACATCAACCGAAACTAAAAAGATTGATTTACAACAAGAAATTCTTTCAAATAATGCAAAGGAAGATGATTATAATATAACGGAGAATCAAATATGAAACAACCAAGTCCAAAAGCATTAAGTTTAATTCTTGAATATGAAGTTGGCGGTGGTCAACATTATTATGAAAAATATCTTTCACATCCGACTTGGCCAGGTGGTCATAGCGGAATGACCCTAGCAATTGGCGTGGATTGTGGTTATTACACCTCCGATGAATTAGCTCAGATATTTCATTTTTTACCAGAAAAACAATTAAACGCAGTAAAAGCTGCCAGCGGAAAAACTGGACAAGAAGGAAAAGAATATACAAATAAAGTCAAGGATATTGGCATAACCGTAAGTTGGGATCAAGCAATTGATATTTTTGATAAATTGACATGGCCTAAGTTTGCTAAATTAACCGAAAAAGCTTTTCCGCAAGTTGATCAATTATGTGATAATGCTTATGGAGCACTTGTATCTTTAGTTTTTAACCGTGGTTCATCAATGCAAGGTGATAGTAGATTGGAAATGAGAAATATAAGAAACTTAGTTCCCAAAAAAGATTACAAAGGCATTGCAGAACAGATAAGAAATATGAAAAGAATTTGGGAAGGTAAAGGATTAGATGGATTACTCGTAAGAAGGGATGCTGAAGCAAATTTAGTTGAAACCTGTGCGTAAAGGATAAATATTAAAATATGAGTAAATTCTTAAGTCTAGTCAGTAGATATAATAATCTTTTAAACGAAGCTGATCAGGTTAATCCAGAGGATGTTGATCCAAATGTTGCGACTAATGGAGAGGGTCAACCAGCACAAGCAGAACAAGTTTCCGACACTACACCTAGCGCATTGCCTAATGCAAATGCAAACCCTCCAATGGACGATGAATTAGGTAACGGAAGTCAAAGTACGGAAGGTCAGGCAAATGATGTTCAAAATTTCCTAGAATCTCTTTTTCAATTTTTTACAAATACATATAAAGGCGATAATCAATTAAGAACAAAAGCTCTTGAAGATTTAAAGGGTCGAGCAGACATGACCAATTTACCAACAATTTTAAAAAATCTTTCTGATTTATTAAATCCAGAAACAACACCAAATCCAGAACAACAGATAGAAAATTCAAGAGAAGAATTAAATGACATCAAATCTGATGATGATTATCAATAATATTTGACATTTCATGATTTACTATTAAAATAGTAATAATGAATAATATTAATGAAACATTTAGCATAAATTCTCTTTCACGAGAAGAAGTTAAAACAATCTTAGAAAGTCTTCTATTTGCATCATCGTGTGATGTATCAGGTTCTTTTTATAAAGATGAAGCCTTAAATATGCTTGAGATTGCCAAGAAAATACGCACGATGTTTCCTGATGTTTTATTAGATGACATTAATATCACGCCTGTTGTTGATGAAAAGGGCGAAGAAGTTTTTCACGACGAACACACTCCAGAAATTATAAAATTCTTTCCTGAAGTTTTAGAGGAAGCACTCGTAAAGTAATATGAAAATTGCAATATCGGGTTCAACCAATATGGGTAAGTCCACCTTTATTAAGGACTTCATTAAAAAGTGGGATATGTATGAAACCCCTAACAAATCTTATCGTGACATCTTAACCGAAAAGAATCTTCCTCATAGTAAGGAGTCAACCGAAGAAACACAAAAGGTTATTATGGATTTCTTAACCGATCAGGCTCTTGAGAATTCCACAAAGGATCATGTTATTACGGATCGTTGTGTATTAGATTGTTTAGCCTATTCTGCATGGTTGAATATAAATGGAGTTGTATCTGACAAATTTTTGGATGAGCAAAGAATTTTGGTTAGAGAAACCATCAAGCTCTATGATATCATTTTCTTCACACCTTTAACAAAGGCAGCAAACGTTCCAATTGAAAATGATGGATTTAGGGAAATCGATGAGGTGTTCAGAGAAGAAATAGATAATATCTTCAAAGCATTTGGTCAATCTTACAACCAAGGTGATGGTAGAATTTTTCCAAAGGAAGATTCCCCTGCGTGGATTGAAATTTTTGGTAATAGAGAAGAGAGGATTAAAATCTGCGAACTCTACATAGGAGAAAATGGTGATATGTACGGAGGAGATGAAAGTCTTCTTAGTGATATTATTGGAGCAACCGAAAACGATCTAAAAAGAATAGAAAAAGATATGGGTATTATTACGAGTAAGTAATAATATGTTAAAAAATTACGATCTTTTAGTCAAGAGTCTCATAAACGAAGGTAGAAAAAAAGATGAACTTAAAAAATTTAAGTTTAATCTTGACTCAATTAGAAAATTGGTTGATGACCTAGATTCCGAAGATGAACATAAAGGTCATTTTAAATCGATTGTTTTAAAGTTAAAGGATAAAGATTTTTATACCCCAAAGACCTTTAAAAAAGCAATTTCTTTAATTTTTAGACAACTTAAAAAGGGTGAGATTGCAGATGGTTATGCAACGATTTTCTATGATTGGTTAAAAAACCATGATGAATGCCCATTAGAAGATTATAATGGTTCAGAACATGATTCTGAAGAGGAAGAAGACGATACTGAGCACGAGGCAGTAGAAAATAAAGAGCCAACATCAAAGGAAACCGCAGAATGGTTTGATAAAGAACCATTACCAAAAGAAGATTCTGTTAAAATTCCAGAAGAGGAAGAAGAGGACGAATTTTAATAGGTTGACAGTTTAATAAAAACTGTTATCATTTGGTGAATGAAATATCGTTTGCCAGAAACATACGTTTTAAACAAGTTCATGCATTATGCAATTGAACCAGAGTTTAAAAAACATAATGGTCAATATAATGCAGCGTGTCCAATCTGTAAAGAGGGTAAAAGTTTAGGTAAAAAGAAAAGACTTTGGTATTATCCTCATTCAAATACATTCCATTGTTTCAATTGCAATCAAACATGGAGTGCTCTTAATTGGATCAAGAAGGCATCTGGAATGACTTATGAGGATATTCAGGTTGAGTTATCAACAAATGATTTATCTGTAGACGTTTTTAAAAAAGAAAATATTCTTACAACACTAAAAAGAAAGGATATTCCTGATTTACCATATGATTCGATCAATATCTTTGATCAGGTTCAACAGCAATATTATCAAAAGAGCAGAGATTTCCAAAAGGCTTTGGAATATGTAACAGGTAGAAGATTACATACTGCGATAAACAGATCCCCAAATCTTTTTATCAGTTTAACCGACAGCATTCACGCAAACAGACTATGCATTCCCTTTTATGATAGGAATAAAAAGGTAGTTTTCTATCAGACTAGAGCACTTGATAGATCAGAACCAAGATATCTAGGTAAAGCTGGTTATGAAAAAACCGTCTTTGGTATCGACAGGGTTAATGTAGATATTCCTTATATCTTTTTATTTGAAGGACCCATCGACTCTATGTTTGTTAAAAACGGAGTGGGTGTTGCTGGTATATCTTTAACCAAAACGCAATCAGTTCAACTAGCGGAGTTTCCTTTCCATCAGAGAATTTGGGTGCTAGATAACCCACAACATGACGAAACCGCAAAGGATAAGATAAAAGAACTCTTAGGTAGAGGCGAAAAGGTATTTAATTGGGGTATCGGTAAAGGTTATAAAGACTTTAACGAATGGGCGATGTTTGAAGATTTAGACGAGATTCCTTTTAAAGGAATTATTGATAATCTTTACCATTGACCTTCTTCGTTATGACCACCCCAATGAATTTCTTCATCAATATAATATCTTAAAGCTTTATACAAAGGACTACGATATTCTACGTTAATTGTTTGTCCAACGTCATCATTTTCGCCGTATTGGGTAACATTTGTAATATCTATATCAGTGCTAATATGTTCCCCACGATCATTTGGATCATATTTGTTACTATATTCATAATCAGCTTTTAATTTTAAGCCATCTTCAGATTTTTCATAACTACCATCTGGCTTTTGTTTAAGTCTAATATATAAAGAAGATTTACCATCTTTATAATCATAACCATCATCACCTTGCTCGGTTTCCCAATATGATTCTTTTAAAATCTTAGAATAAGCTTCAGATAATAATATAAAATCCTTGTCTTTCATTATTGAGCAACATTATTCTGCTCAAGATCACGAATCTTCTTGGGAGCAGTATTAACGAATGTGTTAAGAACTTCCTTGAGCTTTGCAATTTCACCAGCAATACGTGTGATGGAATCAGAAGCCTTACGAGTAATACCTCTTAAGAGACTTCCTGCACGATCATTATCGGAAAGAATACGATGAAGTGAATCATCAGATGGATTATTCAAAAACTTTTCAAACTCATTGAGCTTGATTGCCCATTCCTTAACCTTTTTGATGGTTTCCATTGTTACATCAGGTGAAATACCCTCTACGTCAAATGTTGAACTATCTGTTTCTGGTTCTAAGGAATTTTCAAAATCATTTTGATTTTTTTCAGGTGTAAAATCTTCAGGAGCAGCTTCTTCTGTTGGTGCTGGTGCTAAATCACTAACTTCTTCCTGTTCTTTTAAAAGAGCAACTAAGAAACTTTTAGCAAAAAGATAGTCAGCAGCCTCTTCTACTTTGTTAAATTCACGAGAACCACTCATGCTTCTAGCATTGATGATTGATTGAGCTTTTTTTTCACAGCAACATCTGTCAGGTACAGTTGTTTTAACCTTTGATTTCTTAAACTTGTTTTGAGTTTGGAACTTAGGCTGGCTACTTTTTTTGCTGTTGACTTTCTTGTTAGGTTTCATTAGTATATTTACAACTATTTACCTCAAAAATATGCCAAATCTACCAAGTAATTATCATTTTGTTATTGCCACTCAATTTAATGATAAGGATTTTTGGGAAAAATCACAAATTGCAATCTTTTTAGAAAAAGCTGGATATACAAATAATTGTACAATCTTTTTTGAAAACAAAGAAGGATTGCCTCGGATATATAATCAACTTTTTACAGAAAAAAATAAATTAAAGCGAATTATTTTTGTTCATGATGACGTTTTAATTGAGGATCTTTTCTTTGAAGAGAAGTTAAACTTAGCATTTGAAAAATATGATATAGTTGGATTGGCTGGTTCAAAAAAATGTGATCTTACAAAACCTCCTGCTTGGCATTTAATGAGCGAAAGACAAGATCACGTGGGTGAAGTTGGTCATTGTCACGAAAAAAATATATGGACAACAATTTTTGGTAAGTCGGACTCTCGTGCGTTGGTAATGGATGGTTTGTTTTTGGCTATCAATATGGAAAAGGTTTTACAGACACCTTTAAGATTTGATGAAAGATTTGATTTTCATCATTATGACATAACATTTTGCTTAAATGCTAATAAACATAAGTTAAAAATGGGCGTAACCCCAATTAGGGTTGTTCATTTTGGG